AATACCATTAAGCACAAGCATGGAAGCTGACTTTGATACAGGCAACATGAGATATAAAGCTAGAGAGCGTTATGCCTTTGGTTTTTCAGACCCTCGTGCTGTCTTTGGTTCTCCTGGAGCCGCGTAAAAATATTTACATATTTTTAAAGGGGTCTTTTCAGACCCCTTTTTTTTGTGTATAGTTAAAGTACCTTGACGAAGAATTAACTTCGACAACAGCCAAGACAAGGAGATATACATGGCTAATACAACATTCTCAGGTCCTATTAGATCTGAAAGCACAATAAAAACTATCAGCAAAAATGCAACAACTGGAACAATTACAGAGGTGACAACTCTTGGTGGAGCTCCAGTAAGTTTATCTGATGGTAACGTAACTTTAACAAATGCAACTCATAGTGGTAGAGTTTTACTTGTACCAGATGGAGGGCAAGATAATACTTATACATTACCTGCACCAATAGCTGGATCTATGTTTAGATTTGTTTACGCTGGTGGTGCCGCTGATGCAACAGATGCCTTAATTGTTACACCAGGTAATTCAAATTTTTACATTGGTGGTGTTACTTTCTTAGACACCGATGGTAATGAAGTAAGTTCAGTATTTTCTGATGGAAATTCAAACAGTAGCATACAACTTAATGTTCCTGCTGGTTTTGATGTAACTATCATGGGTATAGACACAACAAATTATCAAATTTTTGGCAACGTAACGAGCACGACTGCACCAGCTTTTGCAGATCAATAATAGGAGGCTTATATGGCAGATGCAGTAACCTCTGAAACTTTAATTGATGGTAATCAAATTGCTGTGTTCAAGTTTACCAACATTTCTGATGGAACAGGCGAAGATGCAGTAACAAAAGTTGATGTTTCAGCATTATCTAAAAATGTTCGTGGTGAATCTTGTACAAGAGCTACAATTGAAAAAATGTGGTGGCAGTGTAACGGCATGAAAGTTAAAGTGCTATTTGATGCTTCAACAGATGACTTTTGTATAGAACTTGGTGAAAATCAAAGTGGACATCACGATTACACATCTTTTGGTGGTTTAACTAATCCTGCAAGTTCTGGTGTAACTGGTGATATTAAGTTTACAACTGTAGGACACGCATCAGCAGACACTTACACTGTTATTATGCAGATTAGAAAAAGTTACAATTAATGGCTAGGAAACCAGATAAACAACCTCCAAAAACTAAAAAGTATTTCCGCTCCACTAAATCTGGAGCGGGAATGACTAAGGCAGGAGTGGCACGTTATCGTAGAGAAAACCCTGGCAGTAAGCTTAAAACTGCTGTTACAGGTAAAGTTAAAAAAGGAAGTAAGGCAGCTAAAAGACGTAAATCATTTTGTGCAAGGAGTGCTGGACAAATGAAAAAATTTCCTAAAGCTGCAAAAGATCCAAATAGCCGTTTAAGACAAGCAAGAAGAAGATGGAAATGTTGACATGAAAGCAGATGAAGTTTTAAAATTATTAGAAAAGCATGAGTCTGAGTGTAACAGACGTTATGAAAAAATAGAAAAGAGTTTAGATAAGTTAGATGTTAAAGTTTGGGGTTTAGCTGTTTTAATTGTAGTAACACCTTTTTTACATAAGTTTATTTAAATGGTTATGGGAAGGTCACAAATGACACGGCAAGTGTCAAAGCCTCCCCAAAAAAGAAAGTGGAGTAATGCGAGAAAAAGGAAAATCAATTGCAAACGACCTAAAGGATTTTCTGAAAAAGCACATTGTGCCTCTAAAAAAAGGAGAGGTTCTAAGAGCAAGAGGTGAGCCATTAAAGGACTGCCCACAATGTATGAAAAGGAAGTATTGGTGCACTTGTTGGAAAGTATTGAAAGGAAGATATTATGCCTAAAGACGCTTGTTATCATAAAGTAAAAGCACGCTACAGAGTTTTCCCATCAGCGTATGCTTCAGGAGCTATCGCAAAATGCCGAAAGGTAGGAGCAGCCAACTATGGCAAAGGTGGAAAAAAAGCAAAGAAAAAAGCAGATGGTGGTGTTATTACAATGGCTAATGGTGGAAATGTATCAAAAGGTAAAGTAAAACGACCATCTAAAAATCCAAATATTGCAAGGGGTTGTGGTATTGTTATGAGTAACAGAAGAAAAGTAACAAAGTTTAGATAATGGCAGTAAGAAAAACTAAAGCTGGTTTAGCACTTAAGCGTTGGTTTAAAGAAGATTGGAAAGATCAGCGTACTGGTAAAAAGTGTGGTAGACAAAAAGGTGAGAAAAGAGGTACGCCTTATTGTAGACCAACAAAACGTATTTCATCAAAGACACCTAAAACTGCATCTGAAATGTCTGCATCAGAGAAAAGAAAACGAATAGCACAAAAGAAAAGATTAGGGCAACCAGCAGGTAAGCCAAGAAGAGTACAGGCAGCAAGAAGAAAAAAGCAATGAACCTTGAGCACAAAATTTGTGAAGAAATACGTCAGTGGTCAAAACACGCTTTGGAAATCCCCAATGAAAATTATAATAATTTACCATCTTGCCCATATGCTAAAAGTGCATGGAAAAATAAAAAGGTTGGTTTTGCTTTAAAGACCACGAACAATTATGACATAGTTTACTCCTTAATTAACAAATTCCACGACTCTAAAGAGTTAATTATTGTTATAGATCTGTGTTATGAAAATAATGAAATATTTCATAACAACCTTACAAATTTAAATGAATTGATACATCAAAACAAATTTGACCAAAGAGATATTTGGTTGATGGGATTCCACCCTGATGATGACGTAAATGAGCTAATAGATGATGGCTCGTTTGAAGAAATTGTTAGTGAGGAATATTCTTTAATATTCGTACAAAGACTAAGTAAACTTCAAGAAAGTGCAAATAAATTGAAGAAACTTGGATATTATGATAATTATTATAATAAGTACAATGTTGAAGACATTTATAAACAACGTGAAAACTACTATAGGAGACTAAAATGGCAATGAGTCCAAGAAAAATGATGGCTATGTCAAAAGATATGGCTAAAGCAGCTAAAATGATGATGGGTGGCGAAGCGAAACCAAAAAAAATGAGAGGTGGTGGCATGGCTGCAAAGAAAATGCGTGGCGGTGGCATGGCTAAGAAAATGAAAAAGGGTGGTAAAGCTTAATGGCAACATCAAGTTCAACTGATTTTGAATTAGATGTAGCTGAGTACATTGAAGAAGCTTTTGAGAGATGTGGCTTAGAAGCTAAAACTGGCTACGATTTGCAAACTGCTAGGCGTTCTATGAACATAATGCTTGCTGAGTGGGCAAATCGTGGTCTTAATCAATGGACTATAGAGCAAAGAACACAAGCACTTACTGCAAGTGATTCAGAATATAGTTTAGGAACTGATTTAATTGATATATTGTCTTTGGTCGTAAGACGTAGTGGCACTGATTTTACAATGACTAGAATTAGCCGTGATGCGTTTTTAAACTTACCAAACAAAACTTCAACTGGTAGACCAACACAGTATTTTTTAGATAGACAAATAACACCTAATTTAAAATTGTTTCCTACACCAGAAAACAGCACAGACGTTATTGTTTATGACGCTTTAACACGCATACAAGACGCTGATGCACAAGTTAATACTATGGAAATACCTTTTAGGTTTTACCCTTGTCTAACGGCTGGATTGGCTTATTATATAGCCATGAAAAGAGCACCAGATAGAATACAGTTACTTAAAACTGTTTACGAAGAAGAATTTGATAGAGCTATGGCAGAAGACAGAGATAGATCTGCTTTTAACGTAGTGCCTAAATTAGATTATTATAGGGTGGGTTGATGGCATTTGCTAGTGGTAAATATGCTTACAGAATATCTGATAGATCTGGTTTTAGATATAAAATTAAAGATACTCGTAAAGAGTGGAATGGATCTATAGTTGGAAAAGATGAATATGAAGAAAAACATCCACAATTAGAACCTGCAAATGTTAGAGCCGATAATGAAGCCATAAGAGATGCAAGGCCAGATAGAACTGAAACGGAAGTTCCAAATTTATTGCCTTTAAATCCTTTTTCAACAACCGCAAGTTCTGCAACTGTTACAGTTAATGAGCCAAATCATGGTAGATCAACTAGCGATACAGTTAGATTTAGAGATGCAATCAGCGTTGGTGGTATAGCTGCTTCAACAATTAATTCTGCTTCTGGTTTTACAATCACAAATATAGATACGAACAATTATTCTTTTCCATCAGGAGTAACGGCAACAATAACCCAGAAAGGTGGTGGAGGATCCGCTAGTGCAGGTCCTACATCAATTACAAACTAATGAGCTTCACACTCGCAACATTAAAAACAGCTATTCAAGATTATGCAGATAATAGTGAAACTAGTTTTGTAACAAATCTTCCTAATTTTATTAAAGCAGCAGAAGAAAAGATATTTAAAGGTGTTGATTTAGATATTTTTAGAAAAAATGTTACGAGTGCATTTACATCGTCAGACCAGTTTTTATCAGTGCCAA